TTCATTCTTATTTTTGACATTGTGTCCTTTCTATTTTTATTAATTTGCATATTTTTAATTTACACTATTGACATTACTTGTCAATAGGATTATATAGGAATTATTCCCTTTTGTTATTTACGGAATTAAAAACTCAAAATAACGGATTATAGCAGTGTTCTAAACACCCTGTGGTAAAGGTTACCAAGTGCACTGCTTCTGATCCCTGGTCATAAGATGCATATGCAGGCAATCTAAGGATCCGCAACTTATGACCTGGGATCAGTCATTATTGACTGTGGAGATAAACACTATAACACTGGTGACGCGTCTGGATATCTGTATGTCATGCAAATGGGACGCCATGACCACCCGCGTAGCATAGTGACTGATCATTATTTGCTGGACCAATGTTTTTGACTGTGAGTATAAACACTAGAACAATGGTCGCGAGGGACTGATGCGGTCCCAGGATCTGATTAATACCGGTTAAAAAGATCCCGCCATCGTAGCTGGCGTTGGTCCTGCTAATAATGATAAACAACCGACCATACGACATGCCCCTGGCAGTCCTCTTTATAGGTGGAGTTTTGCCAGTTGTGCTGGGTCCTTTGATCAAGGAGCGCAACTGGTTATATGAAATACAATTTAGAATGATTCTAAAAATCATTCTAAAGAAGGAAAGAGTGAAGCGCCAAGCTTCAAGCTTCAAGCAACGCTTGACAATGGTTACGGGATAATGTAGGATGTATTTAGAAAGGATATACATATGAGTAAAATAAAAATATACGAGGCTGGTGAACAATTGAACAGAATAGCGAACGCCCTGGAAGAGATCATCAAAATGGTGAAGGAAGACCAGGAGAGATCAAGAAAATATATGGAGGACAGGAAAGATGAAGAGTAAAATGACCGCTCAAGAATTATCAACTTTAATGATTGATAAAATTACTTTCATTACAACTGATCCAAAAGGCAGGGAGACAACCTGGAGAACGTCACCTGACGTGGATCACTCTTCACTTTGTGATGGTTGGAACGTGGAAGATTTTGAAAGAGACGATGAGAATTAAATACAACGATCTCACCCATTATTTCTTGCGGCCGCATAACCAGCTGCCGCAAGCTTATCTTGCCAGCTGCGAGAAGTTTTTTAAAAGCATCAAGCAACAAGCTCCAAGCTCCAAGCCGCAAGCTTCAAGCTTGACAGCTGGTGTAGGATATGATAGGATGAATTTAGAAAGGAATAATTATGAAACTAAAGATTAATTTTGAATGGAGAAAAAAGAACGAACCGGACTTAAATCCGGAGTTCTTGGTGAAGACAGCCCTGAAGGCTGCTGGCTACCACGTTGGACACATCGAGGTCCAGGGTGTATGGGACGAAGACAAACCAGCGACAGCTCAGGGACCATGGGATGAAACGCGGCTGCCACACGAAATGGTGGCCAAATGAGTAGACGGCCAGGAATTCCAATGGCCAAGGTTTACCTTGGCCATGCGCGCTGGTTAGAGGCCCAGGGCCCAAGCTACAAGCACCAAGCTGCAAGCTGCAAGCGTCAGGCTGCAAGCTTGACAAGACAAAATTATAATGTTATAGTATCCTATAAATTAAAGGAGAAAGATAAATGTTAGTCAAAGACGCTTTAAAAATTACAGACTCATTCACCAAAACCAGTAAGATGCCTGGCCTGAGCTATAGCCTGCCAGCGTGGGAATGCAAGACCGGCTGGAAGCTCTCGAAGGTTCCCGGCACGCCGTGCTTTTTTTGTTATGCTAAAAAAGGAAATTATACACGTTACCCAGCAATCAAGGCGGCCCAGTATCGAAGGCTTGAAGCAATCAAACACCCGCAATGGGTTGAGGCTATGGCTGCAAGAATTAAAAATTTAAAATGGTTTAGATGGCACGACGCTGGCGACGTCCAGTCAAAAGAACATATGGCCAAGATCCTGGAGGTGTGTAGACTTACACCCGATACGAATCACTGGCTACCAACACAAGAGCGGCAATTCCTGCCAGCTCCTGAAGAGGTTCCGGCAAATCTTGTTATAAGATTATCAAGATCTAAGATCGATGGCCCGAGCTCCAAGGTTTGGAGTCATGAGTCAGGTGTTACGACTAAAGAATCACGGACATGTCCAGCACCGGATCAAAAAGGCAAATGTTTAGATTGTCGGAAATGCTGGAATAAAGACGTCCAAGCTGTTATATACGGCAAACATTAACATGACACACGTATTTAGACATCCAAAATTTTACAGAATCCCCAGGGATAAATCGGATCAGGTCATTAGCAAAAGTTCTCACGACGGTGAGTCAGAGCGTGCACCTGGTCCGGGCCACAAGCTTCAAGCTTCAAGCCACAAGCTCCAAGCTTCAAGCGCCAAGCGTCAAGCTTTCGAACCAACCTGTTCAAGCGCCAAGCGACAAGCATCAAGCCCTAAGTAACAAGCGTCAAGCTTCAAGCCGGAAGTAACAAGCTCCCTGATTCTTGAACCATGGAACATGGATATTGGAGAAGTATTCGGGGATAAAGGACCAAGGGTCTTTATCATGATAAATGTGTTCTGATTGTGTCGTGTGTGGAAGGCTATTTGGTGTGGTGAAAAACGTATTTTTTTACTTTTGGTTACTTTTAATTCTACAGTACAAAAGTGCCCAGAAGTATTATAGACCAATAGATCAGGAGTACCAAGTAAGCTACTATTTTCAATCCGAATAAAGGAAAACTCTGGTAACTTTCTTTTAATTTCTTTGTAAAATTTAGCCTCTGGACCCATGTGGTTATTGAGGTAACTGCCTCACGCATTATGCGCCCGGCGTACGCAATTTATCCGGTAAAATTATATTAGATCTCTCTGCTGTTTTCATTACAAGACGGTGAGATTGGTGATTACCAACTGCTCCTAATATAGTTTGACTGTTTTCGTGTACTTCCATTTTTTTAATTTCGTGTAGTTGACCATTTACTTCAACGTAAAGTACAGCATCACTAACAGCGTTTCCCTGTCTTGTTCCAGCTTTATTACTTGCAGTAAAAGAAGATAAAAATTCTTGAAGATCTCTTACTCTCATTTCTTTTTCTCCGCAAGAAGTTTATCTATTTCTTTTTTATAAGTTTGATTATCATACCTAAGTTCAGATATAACTCTGACTTGTTCAACCAATTTAGCACTCAACTCATCAATTATTTTCTTTGAACCATTAAATAGATTTTCTGTTTTAATCCATTCAGTTTCTTTCTGCTTGAACTCCCAAATTTCCTGCTTGTGTTGTTCTATTAAAAATGTAAGATCTAATGCTCCTCTATCCTCATTTGTTATAGTAGATTCATTCTCATGACTCATATCTTCTCCATGTTCTTTCAATTTAGTATAAGTACGCTTATCTTTCATACCTTGACAATATAAGACTATTACCTTAAAAAGTCAACATGGGAGTTCCTAAAAGATTAACAGAAATGCAAAAAAGATTTGCCGAGCTATTAGTATTCGGTGGACCTGAAGGTCCTGTATCTAAATCTGAGGCAGCTGAACTAGCAGGATATTCACCTAAAAGATCACGTGTCGAAGGCAGCGAGCTAACCAATCCAAGACACGCACCGTTGGTTGTGCAATATATTGGTAAACTACATGATGAACGATTACAGAAGCACGAAGTGACTTACGGCAAACACATAGCAGAATTAGATAGAATTAAACAGGCAGCTTTGAAGAAGGGTTCTTTTTCTTCTGCGGTAAACGCAGAGGTAAGTAGAGGAAAAGCAGCAGGGCTATACATAGACAGAAAGATAATAAAAACTGGGAAGTTAGAAGAGATGACAGAAGAACAACTAGAAGCCAAAATGAAACAAATTTTAGACGATTACGCACCTCTTTTAAATATAAAGACTGTTGAAGGTGAGTCACAGGATGTTAGTGAACCCGAGTTATCTTTTTCACACAAGAAGTTGGAAAAACCGATCTCTCAGAAAAAGTAATAGACCCATCATCATCTACATCATAGCCAGCAAAGATTCTTACAGTATCGTCATCTTTACTAAACAACCAACCTTCACTTACAGGTGTTGCTAGTTTCATGTCTTTAAACTCTTTTACACTGCCCCAGCCACCTTCAGTTATGATATCAATCCAATCTATACGTACACGCTTATATGGAAACTTAACAAACTTCTTAACTGTTTTAGGTTTAACATAGCTGTCAATAATTCTTGATTTTTTTCTGGATTTCATAGTTACCTTATATCTTCAAAATCTATATATGTATGTAAAAAAAAATGAAAAAAATGAAAAAATGAAAACGCTCGCGCGTAGGCAATCTGAAGAATTGTATACTTATGTCGCATGTAATCTAAAA